GAGCCGTCGCCGGAGCCGGGGCCGGAGCCGTAGCCGGAGCCGTCGCCGGGGCCGTAGCCGTAGCCGTAGCCGGAGCCGGAGCCGGGGCCGTAGCCGTAGCCGTAGCCGGGGCCGGGGCCGTAGCCGGAGCCGGAGCCGTAGCCGTAGCCGTAGCCGTAGCCGGAGCCGGAGCCGGAGCCGTAGCCGTAGCCGGAGCCGGAGCCGTAGCCGGAGCCGGAGCCGGAGCCGGAGCCGGAGCCGGAGCCGTAGCCGTAGCCGGAGCCGTAGCCGTAGCCGGAGCCGGCGCCGGAGCCGTAGCCGGAGCCGGAGCCGGAGCCGGAGCCGGGGCCGGAGCCGTAGCCGTAGCCGGAGCCGGGGCCGGAGCCGTAGCCGTAGCCGGAGCCGGGGCCGGGGCCGGAGCCGTAGCCGTAGCCTTTAAGAAATGAGTGCGGGACTTCGCCCCGCACGAGTCTTGCTTCGCTTACTTCCATGGCGCGGATTCCCACGCGGCCACGGCGGCATCGGTGACCAGGGCGACGGAGGTGATATCGCGCAGCTCGATGTCGGCCGCCGGGCCGACGCGCGCGCCTTTCAGCGGCCCCATGTTCGCCAGGCCCATGAATCCCTTATTTTCCGAGGGCCAGTAGATGCAGTTACGCGCGGCGCGTAGCGCGATCGTGGCGCCGTCGGTCTCGGTCGCGTAACCGAAAAACACGCCGCGATGCGATGTCGTGACCAGCACGGCGCGTTCTTCCTGTTTCGCTCGGTTCGGGTGGTTAGCCATTTTTAGTCGCTCCTGCCCCTGGGATCCGCCGAGGCGCACGGTTGGAACCTGGTTTGAATGGTGCGGTCCGGCACCTACGCACGGAAAATTCGTTGCTTACGGCGTCACCTCGATCGGCCGCACAAAGCTGCCATCGGACCGCGCAAGGCCGGCGGCGATCAACCGTTCGACCACCTCGTCGGAGATCCGGCGGGCGCCAAAACGCCAGCCGCCCGGGCGCCGGACAAATGGCGCCAGCCGCAGCAGTTTCAGGTAAAACCGCTCATATTCGCAAAGCGGCCTCATTGTATCTCCTCGGCGACGATCTCGAGCGTGGCGTCGAGCTCTGCCTCGGTTAGGTGATTGAGCGCGGCCATGGCTTCGCAGCGGCGCCGGAAGGCGTCGGCCTCCGCTCGGGCCTCGGATTCGGGCTTGAAGCGGCGCCAATTGCGGAAAATCTCGGCGCAGGCGCGGTCGAGCGCGCCAGGCGAGATTTGTGCAGGTTCCCGCGCGCAGCTACGCTCGCTTTCGGAAACGGGAGGGCGGGCGATGGAAGATTGGGACAAGGACGGCAATGGCGAGGTCACGATTGATCCTCTCCTGGATTTTGACGCTGTGACGGTGATGGAGATGGGGATCGCGCTTCGTCTAGTCGTCGCGCATCGCGCGGATGGAACGACCATAGTTCGAAGTGCGGTTCAGATCGGATTGACCCACGCTCAAGCTTTGCGGTTTGCTCTGACGTTACGTGCACTGGCCGATAGCCTGCTTTCAGGCGATCCAGAACGGCGCCCTTCTTAAGTTCGGCGTCGTCAAACTGCTGCTGGCACAGGCTGCAAACCGGCAGGGGCGTGAAGTGGATACCCTGGAAACCCGAAGCGAATTGGATGCTCCCGTCGACGAGGCGAGTGCCAAAGCGCACGCCGCCGCTCGTTAGCGGCTCGCCTTCCGGCCAAGGCGCTCGCGAAAATAGCTTTTTTAGCCATTTCAGCATGATCACACCGTCATGCCGGCGAGGGCCTGGGCGCGCTGGCGGGCCTTGGCACCGAGCGCGTCGAGCTGGGCCGGCGTCCAGCCGAGCAGCTCGAGATCGTCGCGGGAAATGCCGCCCTCGCGGCTACTGGCCTGGCGCATGTCCTCGGCGAGCTGGGCGGTCGCGGCGTGGCCCTCGAGGCCGGCGCGCGGCTTTACCAGGGCGGATTTGATGTAAGGCGGTATCTGGGGAACGGCGGCGAGCGGGCGGCTGATGCCGGGCAGGCGATTGCAGGTGGAACGGCGCATGGTGGGTGATTCCCGTTTGTTTCACGGGAAACACGACTATGCGAATCTCGTAGTCAGGTCAATGCGAAACGCATACTGACCTAATTGGCGTTTAGCGCCTGGCCGCACGCCAGGTCGAGATCTTCCGGGGCGCGGCCGCCGTTTTCGATTTCCTTGGTCGCTTTGGCGCTTAGGAATGACATGCGAACTTTGGGCGGCAGCGCAAAATCGACATCCAGTATTGCCGTCCCCATCTTCATGGTCCGCTGGATTTTCTTGGCTGTAGCGGCGCTTGAAACAAGTGCCGTTACCAGGGCGCCCCCTGTCGCGCGCGCCGCGATAGCGTCTATTTTTGCTGGTTCCGTAGTGTCTTTCGATCGCAATCGAAGCTTGGCTTTCGGAGGTAAACCCCACTGCACGCGGAAGGTTGTGACTTCGTAGCCCATTTCCTCGAGCAGCGGCATTGCATCCGCAACCTGTTGGGTAAAAAGGTTGAATTCGCCGATAAGCGAGGATCCGACGCCGGAAAGATCCGGCATCGAAATATCCGGCATTGATGGCATCGTAATCGACGGGAGGCCAGGCAGCATATCCCGCGCTGACTTCGTGATGGCGTCTATCCTGCTCGCCGGTTCATCCGCTGCAAGTGATTGCCCGGCCAGCAGAACGGCCGAAACGACGAAGGTGATGCGTTTCATCTGGGCACCATTTGTTTGACCTTGGCTGCCCACTCGATCCGGGCGTCGGTGATGGGGTCTTCCGTCTGCGATAGCAGGTGGAAATAGCCGCGCATTTTGCTTTTCTGTATTTTTTTGATCAGAATCCGACCGTCTTCCAAGCCGACGACGCACAGCTTGTTAATAAGGTCATTGGTTACTGGGCGGCGGACATCGTCGTAGTAAACCAGCCATCGATCGAAAAATGTCCCCAGGCTTTCGCCCCGGATCTCGACGGCGACCGTCGCGTCGGATGCATCGCTTGGCGCGGCGACTTCATCCAGATGGCCGGAATCCTGTGGAAAAAAGTGTGTCGCCGCACCCGCCGAAACGTATCCCACAAGCGGAACCAGCCGCAGTTCCGCTGCCCTGGCCCGCGAGGGGCGGGGTTGGCCTTTGCCTGTCATGAGCCAGTCGAACGAAACTCGAAAGAATTCAGCATAGCGGCGCCCCGAACGGGAAAGTCCGCGATGCCCATTTTCGTGCCCAAAATAGGTCGGTTCGGGGATATTTAGCGCCCTCGCCGCATCGGCCGCCTCCTGGTAGCCGGCTTCTTTGCGGGCCTTTTGCAATCGTTCAAATGGTTCGTTCATCAATGCATAATGCATAGGGATGGTATGCGTTAGGAATTGACCGATACTAAGCGTTGCGCATACTTCGGCCATGGATGCATCTATGATTCGCAGAACGCGGGATCGGGTCGGCGAGAGTCAGACCGCTTTCGGGGCAAGGTTTGGGGTCGATCAGACCACCATCCACCGTTGGGAGACCAAGGGGCCGCCCAGCCGCGGGTCGGCGCGCAAGGCGATTGAGCGCGAGATCTCTGACATCGAAAGCAACGGGGCGGTTCCATGAGCCGTATCAGCGGCCTCAAGGGGCTCTTGATCAACCGTCCGTTTTGCCTGCCGCGCTCCTATTTTCGGCCTGTGGATAAGCGCGGTTCGCGCCCCTGTGGACAACCTTCGCCGAGTTCTGCACGCGGCCTGTGGACGGCTGTTGAAAACTCGAATTCCGCTTTGTTTTACGGGGTGCGGCGCATCGGGCGCTCAAGAGGGGGAAACGATGCTGCGATCGGCCTTCTGTGAAGTCGAAACCTGGTTCTACCTCGGTGTGGTCGGCATCCTGCTGCTGTTCTGCGCGCTCGCAACCGTGATCCTCTGGCCGTTCGCGCCCAGGATCCGCATCGACCCTCATGCCGAGCCGTTTGGCGACCTTCCCAGGGTTCCCTCCGAAAGGCCTCGGTCATGAGCGGCGAGCGTGGCGATCGTCGCTCACCCGGCGCCCTCCGGGGTGACGGCGGTCGCCACGCTCGCCTCGCTCCCGTCATCCGCGCCCGCGCCGCCGAGCTGATCGGGCTCGACGGGGTGCGCATCGCCTTCGTCACCATGGTGACCGACGACCATGCGCCGGCCTGCGTCATGTTCGAGGGCGAACCGTTTTTGCGCGTCAATCGTGTCGACGTGCTGGCCTATCAGCAGACGCGCCCCTACCGCGCCGATTGCATGGTGATTGAGGATTTCGGCGCATGATGCGGGCCGAGATCAGCCAGTCCCAGCTCATCACCGCCTCGGCGCCGAGCGATTTCATCGATCTGTCGGCTACGCCCTGGCGCCGCATCACGCTTTCGGCGCGGGATAATATCTGGTGCCTGGTCGACGCCGAGGATTTTCCCTGGCTGTCGCAAAATACCTGGAATGTGAGCTGGGGCGGCCGCACACCGTGGCAGCTCTACGCCAAGCGCAATGTCGGTCGCGATCGCGCCACGTTGCGTATGCACCGCGAGATCATGATCCGGCGTGATCCGCGCCCGGAAGATTTCATGGCGGCGCACCCGGTCGACCACGACAACGGCCAGACGCTGGACAACCGCAAAACCAATCTCGCCTGGGTTTCCAAGGCGCAAAACACCCTCAACCGGCACCCGCGCGCGAGCATTCCCTCGCTCGAGGCGATCGTGCTGCAGCTGATGGCCGAGCACGGCTTTTCCCAACCGCAGGAGGTGCCGTTTTGAGCGAAAACGACGACGAATTGCAGCGCATTTTCGAGCAGCAGCTGCTGGTCGAGCGGAGGCGGTTGGGACCGGCCATCGACCGCGATGCCTGGATTATGGCCTCGCGGCGCATTTTTGCTCCCGGTGCTCGGCAGCCTTGTTGGGTCTGCGGCAAATTCAAAAGCATCGCCCATGCTCATCATGTGGTTCCGCTGACCGCGCAATATGACCGGGGTTTCGTCTACCCGGACCAGGAACTCGTCTGGCTCTGCCCCAACCACCACGCGATGGCCCACTTATACATCCCGACCGATGATCGCTCGATCGCGCCGGCCGCGATGCGGGCGAGGGGGCGAACCACCGGCGCTCTTAACGGGGATCTGACCGAGGAGGAGTTCAACAGGTTGATGGAATTAACGCGCCGTTCCGGGAGGTCGCTGGAATGACGTCGCTCGCCCAATATGACGCCGCTCGAGCGGCCCTGGCTGCAGCCACTCGCATTGACGAGATTTTGCCGCTTCGCGCGCAAATGGAGCATCTCAAACTTCACGCCAAGCATGTGCAGGATAAGGTGCTTTTGGCCGAGGCGGCCGACATCCAGATCAGGGCCGAGGCCAAGCTGGGATTTCTGCTGATCGAGGCCGAAAAGGTCGGCTACATTCGCCAGGGCAGGCCGCGCAAGCCCGACCCGGAAAACCCTACAATTTCGGAGGGTTTTACCCTCAAGGAAATCGGCGTCAGCCACCGGCTTTCCGCCGATTCCCAGCAAAAGGCCTCGATTTCGGAGCAGGCCCTCGAGGCCATGATCGCCGGCGTTCGGCAGCGAATTATGAACGGCCGCGGCAAGATCATTGAGGAAGTCGACGCGACCGATCAAAAGAAGCGAGCCCGCGAAAACCGCGAGAAAATCCTCGGCGGCATGCAGCTGGCGCTGCCGGATAAGAAATTCGGCGTCATCCTGGCCGATCCCGAATGGCGTTTTGCCACCTATAGCCGCGACAGCGGCCTGGATCGCGCCGCCGATAACCACTATCCGACCTCGGAAACCGACGCGATCTGCGCCCGCCCGGTCGGCGATATCGCTGCGCCCGATTGCGTGCTGTTCCTTTGGGCCACGGCTCCGATGCTGCCCGATGCGCTCAAGGTCATGGGCGCCTGGGGCTTTGAGTACAAGTCGCATACGATCTGGAAAAAAGATCGCATCGGGACCGGTTACTGGTTCCGCAATCAGCATGAGCTGCTGCTAGTAGGCACGCGGGGCAAAATCCCAGCGCCTGCGATGGGCACGCAATCGGCCAGCGTGATCGATGCGCCGGTCGCAAAACACTCGCAAAAGCCCGATTGCTTCTATGAGCTGATCGAGGGCTATTTCCCGACGCTGCCGAAAATCGAGCTCAACGCACGGCGCCCGCGGGACGGTTGGGAATCCTGGGGCAATGAGGCGCCGGCGGCCGAGCTGCCGCCGCATGATCCCGACACCGGCGAGGTGATCGAGGATCCGGTCACGGTTTCGGAGGTGCTCGACTATAGCGCCGCTGCAGTGGCTAAGGGGGATCGCAGCGTCGGCGATGCCATATGCGGCACATTCATCCTGCCTGAGAGCCTTGCTTATCCGGTGGATCCATCAGGTGTCGATGTCGCCGCCGCAATCCCCTGCGCGCCCGACCCGGATCCACCAGCGCCGCTGCCAGAGCTCTCCGAATTCGACCAGCTCAAGGCGTTTTCGGATTTCTGTTTTCCGCGCCGCGCCGAGCACCTGGCCGCGCTCGCACCCGATCATGTCGCCCGCGGCCTGGCCTACGCGATCCGCAGCGGCGACAATGCTGATTGGGGCCTGACCGAGGCCGGTTACAAAAAATTCTATCAACTCGACGGCGCGCGTCGCGCTGCTGCTGCTGCTGCTGCTGCTGCTGCTGCTGCTGCTGCGGTCGGCGATGACGCACCGGAAATCGTCGATGGCGTGCTGCAATGCCGCCTGCCGCTCGACGGCGACGAAATCGAACAGCAGGCGGCGCTGACCGCGATCGCGGCCGGCGAGTTTATCGATAGCGACATGCTACGCCACCTGGTCGGGCTCGGCTTTGCCGGCTGCACCACGACGCGAGCCTATGTGGCCGACGAGGGCCGTGCCTGGCTTTCGCAGTTTATTGACGCGCCGCGCGCGCCGCCGCTCGATCTGCCGCTGTTCCTGGCCGCAGGTGATGCGCGATGAAATTTTCGCTGCAGGCGCAGATCGCCGAGGTCGACCGCGAGCTGGCGGCTCGAAAAGACGTTTACGCGCGCCTGGTGGCGACGCGCAAACTGCGGGAATCCCACGCCAACTACCAGCTGGACCTGATGCGTGCCGTTCGCGCCACGCTGGTCTGGCTGTAGGAAAACGAAATGCTGATCAAGCAAAGGCTGGCACCATGATCGGGCGAGGCGATTGGATGCAGACCGCGATGGGGCGGCAGTTCTGGCCGATGGATCCTCGGCCCGACGAGGTGTTTATCGACGATATCGCGCATGCGCTATCGCTGCTGTGCCGGTTCGGCGGCCATTGCCTGCGCTTCTACAGCGTCGCCGAGCATTCGGTGCTGCTGTCGCGGGCGGCGCGACCGCAGGATAAGCTCTGGGCGCTGCTGCACGATGCCAGTGAGGCCTATCTGGTCGACGTGCCCAGGCCGATCAAGCGTTTCCTCGGCGGCTATCAGGATACCGAGGCCAAGGTGACGCGCGCGATCGCCGTGCGCTTTAACCTGCATCTTGGCTGCCCCGAAAGCATCAAGCATCTCGATCGCTCGATCCTGTTGGATGAGCGCGAGCAGAACATGGCGCCGTCGCCGCATCAGTGGTCCGGCGATTTCAGCCCGCTCGGCGTCAAGCTGCAATTCTGGACTCCCGAACAGGCCCGCGCGGAATTTCTGGCCGCCTATGACCGGCTCGCCGGCGTGTGGCACCGATGACGAAATCGACGCGCCATAGTTGGGCAAAAAAGATCGATATATCGCCGCATAAATCTGAGCGGGAATGCGTCCGCTGCGAAATGGTCATGGCCTCGCGCAAGGAATTCGAGGGTGGCCGGCCGAAATACTGGAAAGAGTTTTGGCGCGATTGCGAGCGGATCCAATGTGAGGCGACGCCGCTGTGCGACGCCAGGCTCGAGCGCGATACGGCTGAAAACCTCGAGGTGTCGGCATGATGGATCCTCTCATGCTGGCGATCGCGATCGCCTCGGTCTGCATCGCGTGGCCGCGGATCCCGCTGGCGGCGTTTGCGCTGTTCGGTGTGGCGCTGATCGCCCTGCTGTTCGGCGCCGTCTCGCTGGCGATGTTTCTTTGCTCCCTGATCATGCGAGCGATCCTGCAATTGCTGCTGCTGGCGCGGGGCTCGCGATGACGCCGCGCCGGATCCAACTATCGCGCGCCAAGGGGTTTAGCCTGCAGGCGGCCTCGATCGCACTCAATGGCCTCGCTGCCGTCAATATCGCAAGGCCGGGCCCTTGGGGAAATCCGTTCGTCGTCGGCGAGGCCGGAACGCGGCCCTATTGCATCGCGCTGTTCCGGGATCTGCTGAACGGCGAATTCGCGGCCTCGCACCGCGCGCCTCTCGAGGCGCAGCGTATTTTTGTCGAACATGCCGCCGGCCACTGGAAAACCATTAAGGGCAAAAACCTGGCGTGCTGGTGTTCGATCTCGTCGGCCTGTCATGGCGACGTGCTGCTCGAGATCGCCAATGCCCACAAACCCGCTTGCGAGGCGCTATGAGCGAGGTCGGCCGAAACCTGCTGCCATTCCTCGCCGAGAGCGGAAAACGCGCTGACGACCTCGCGCAGGCGATCTGCAGGCTGGTCAGGGATGGCTCCGAGCTCGGCGCGCTCGAGGAAAAAGAGATCGTCGGCGCCGACGGCGAACCGGTGCGCACGGTAAAACTGATCCCGAAAATCTGGCTCGAGCGGCTGCACCGCGCGGTCGAGGTTGGCGCTTTCGAGCGGCTGTCGGTCGATCAGATCGTCGAGCGGATCCTGGCGCCGCCCTTGCCGTAAACGGAAGATAAAAACTAAGCGTTTCCCGTTGCTTTTGCGTCAAGTTTAATCCGAAATATTAAGAAGCTAAAAATGACAAACGACCGCGCAAAACGCCGGCCGCGACGCATCGCCGCCGACGAGGCGCACGCCTGGGCGCGCAATCTACGGCTCGGCAACCTGCACGCCAAAATGGTGTTGAGCATGCTGACGCTCTACGTCGACGGCGAGGGCTCTGCCTTCGTCGGTATCCCGTCGCTCGCCGAGGATTGTGAGCTGTCACCTGACACCGTGCGCCGGCGCCTGGGCTGGCTCGAGGAAATCGGCGCCATCGCGCGGGTGCCGCAATGGCTCGACGAAAACGGCAACCGAAATAGCCTCGGCCGCGGCAAGCGCACCACCGATCTGATCAAGCTTTTGATCGAGGGCGACCAGGTCGAAATCGAATATCTGGCAGCTGGAAACGAGCCAGAAAACCCAACAAAATCAACGGTGATTAGCCCTAGCCAGCAGCAAGGGCTAGATGTAGTCGAAGATACATCAAATCCCCATATGTTGATTAGCCCTCGGTTAGGACTCGGTCAGGACTCGGTTAGCCCTAGCTACACGGGCGAGGGCTTAATCTCTGAACCTGAACCTGAACCGGACTCCCCCATAGGCCCCCAAGGGGGCGTGAGTGAGCCGGCTTCGCCTGGTGAAGAAACCGAGCCTGAGCATTTTGCGGCTGCCTGGGCGGCCTGGCGCGGCCATGAGGCGATGCGGCGAGATCTCGCGCTCGACGAGTTCCGAAAGCTGCCAGCCGAAAAACAGCGGATCTGCCGCAATGCCATCCCGCTGTTCAATGCGGCGCTCGATCGGCTCGGCCGAACGCGGGTTCCGAATTTTCATCTGTGGATCCGCGCCCGCGGTTTCGAGGAATTTCCAGGCGCGCTGCAGACGGATCCTGCGGCGTCGCGCACCTCGTTCGATGTCGAAAGCCGCGAGGGCAACGCGATTGTGGCGCTATACGCCGTGGCGCGCGCCAGGCCGTTCGAGACCAGGGGATGCGTGGTCTATGCCCGCGAGGTAACGCCGCAGATCCTGGCCTTCGCCGATGCCGGCGCCAGCTCGTCCTGGCAATGGATCGAGGATCGCCAGCAGATAGGCGCCTGGTCGAGTTTTCTGAGCGCCAACGTGCTCGGCGCGCGGCCGCCGCTGATCGTCGACCGCGGTCTCGGCGATGCCAAGCGATCGGGAATATTCGCGCCGTGGCCGTGGCCACCGCGCAAGGATGGAAATCTGTCATCGGAAACGGGGGATGCGGCATGATGGTCGAGCAGCGGCTTTTCAAAAAAGGTGAATTCGTCGAAATGGTCGATTTGGCGCAGTTCGGGCCGCTCGAGGTGCGAATTCCGAAAAAATGGTATGTTTTGAAATTGCACCCAAACCGCGAAGCGAAGGTGATGCGGACATTTCGCCAGCGCAACATCAGCGCTTATCTGCCGACCATCACCTCGTCGCAAACCGTCACGCAATGCCGTCGCGGCTTTGACTATCAAATTCAGCGAAACGTCAGTTTGCCGCTATTTCCGGGGCTTTTGTTCATTCCCGATTTCGAATTCGATGAAAAGCATCGATACGAGGTCGACGGCGTCATCGGGCTGTTGCGGTTTGGCGATTGGACCGCGTTTTTGACGCCAAAACTGTTTTTCGATATTCGCTGCATCGAAGCGATCGGCAACACGCCGAAAAGCAAGCGCGAGCGAGCGTTTGAGATTGGTCAGCTTGTGCGCGTCGTCAATGGGCCGTTTCGTTCGTTCTGCGCGTTGGTCGAAAGAGTTGACTCAGGATCTCGAATCACAATAGGGATCGAGATATTCGGGCGCATCACTCCGAGCGTCGTTTCGGAAAGTGACATCGAAGCGGTTTAGCGGCCAAGGTCGCGGAACGCTTCGAACGAAAGCAAATAAGGCTTTCGGCGCATGGCTTCTCGAGAAATCGAGTCAAGCCAGCTGCCGGAAAAATGTCCAGAGATCAAAAACCCTGCAGCGATGCGGGGTTTTTTGCTGTCATGGGTATGCCCATGCGTCCGCAGACGTTCCGATCGCATTCCCAACCGTCGCAAGCGGTGATCAGCGCCGAATATGACGCTCGTCGCGGTTCGGCGCGCGAGCGCGGTTATAGCGCGGCCTGGGACAAGGCCTCGAGCGCGTTCCGGCGGTCACATCCCCTGTGCTTGGGTTGCGAGGCTGCAGGGCGGCTTGAAGTCAGTGCCGTCACCGATCACGTCGAGCCGCACAAGGGCAACCAGGTCAAGTTCTGGAATGCCGATATGTGGCAGGCCTGCTGCGCCTGGCACCATGACGTGGTTAAGCAGAAGCTCGAGGCGATGTATGAGCGCTGCGAGATCGTGGTCAGCGATCTCTGGCTCGACAGTCGGATCGCCGTCAAGTTGACCCGCGAGCTCGACATCACCTGACTTTGCGACCGGGAGCGCCATGGGGTGGGGGGGTGGTCAAATCCCTCCGGCCATACTCCCTGGGACCGGTAGTCTAGAAACACACATTTCGCCGCGGGTTTTGCGAAACTTTTTTTATTGAGGCACATGCCATGGCACCGCGCGGACCTAAACCGGAACCGGCCAGCGTCAAGCTGGCAAAGGGCAATCCTGGCCATCGGCCGATCGGTGACGATGCCGCCGCGCCCGCTGTTGCGGATCCGCAGGCGTCCGGCCAGGTGCAGCCGCCGGTCTGGCTCAAGCGCAAGGGGCTCGAGGTCTGGCATCGCCTGGCGCCGCAGCTGACCGCGCGCCGGCTGTTGAGCCAGATCGACGCCGAGACCTTTGGCCGCTACTGCCGCAACTTCGCGCGCTGGCACAAGATGCAGGCCATGGTCGACCGCAACAAAGAATTTTACGAAAGCGAAAGCGCGCACGGCAAGCTTTGGCGGATTCATCCGGCGTTCTCGATCGCCGAGCGGCTGGAAAAGAACCTGTTCGCCGCCGAGGATCGCTTTGGCCTCAATCCGGCCGAGCGCCAGCGCATCTTCGCCAGCCGCGCCCAGGCGGCCGGCGCCGGGGATCTGTTCGGCCAGGTCGCGGCACAAGCACCGCAGGATGGTGCCCATGGCAATGACGCCGATCAGTCGAAAGAGAAATCGGCGATCGGGTTTCTGAATTGATAGCATGGCGCCCCAGGCCGCGGTCACGCTCGCCGAGCCCGGCGACTATTGGTTTGATGCCCGCGCCGCCGACGCCGCGGTGCGGTTCTTTTCCGACCATCTCTGCCTGACGGAAGGCGAATGGTCGGGCCGACCGTTCGCGCTCGAGGGCTGGCAGGCTAACGATATCATCCGGCCGCTGTTCGGCTGGAAACGTCCCGATGGGCTGCGGCGCTATCGCCGCTGCTACGTCTGGATCCCGCGAAAAAACGGCAAGACCGAGCTCGCGGCCGGCGTGGCGCTTCTGATGCTGCTGGGCGATGCCGAGCAGGGCGGCCAGGTATTCTCGATCGCCTCGGAAAAAGACCAGGCGCGCCTGGTGTTCGATAAGGCGACCGCGATGGTCGCGAAATCGCAAACGCTGTCCGGCGAGCTCGTCTGCCTGAAACCGTCGATCTATTGCCCTGGGCTCAATGCATCGTTCAAGCCGCTATCCGGCAAGCCTGGCGGCAAGCACGGGCTTTCGACCTCTGGCCTGATCGGCGACGAGATCCACGAATGGCGCGACGGCGAGCTCTACGGGTTCATCCATGACAGCGAAGGCGCCCGGCGCCAGCCGCTGGAATTCCTGATCTCGACCGCCGGCAAAAAGGGCGGCTACGGTGAGCAGATCTGGGATGAGTGCCAAAAAATTCTCGACGGCACGATCGAGGATCCCGAAACCCTGGTGGTGGTGTACGCGGCCGGCGTCGAGGATGACTGGACCAGGCCCGAAACCTGGGCGAAAGCCAATCCCAACCTCGGCGTGTCGAAAAAGCTCGAGGCGCTCGCAACCGACGCGCGGCGCGCCCAGCAGCTGCCGCGGCTCGAAAACGATTTCAAGCGCTACCACCTCAACCTCTGGACCGAGCAGGCGGTGCGCTGGCTGCCGATCGACGGCATCGACGACGATGGCAATAAGTTCGGCTGGGACCATTGCGCCGGCGCCGTGCCCTGGACGGAAATCGAAAAGGATCTGACCGGCAAGACCTGTTTCGGCGGCCTCGATCTATCCTCGACCATCGACCTTTCGGCGCTGGTGTGGTGGTTTCCGATCCAGCCGGGGCTCGAGATCCCGCGCGTGATCTGCCGGTTTTTCAAGCCGCAGATGCTGCTCAAGGCTCACGCCAAGCGCGACAAGCTGCCCTACGAAAAATGGGCTGAAATCGGCGCGCTGCACGCCACGCCCGGCAACGTCATCGACTACGCTTTCATCCGAAAGCAGATCTACCGGGACGCCGAGGTCTTTCAGGTCGCGCATGTCGGCAACTACAAGCGCGAGGCCCATGAGGGCGGTCTGGCAATCGACCGCTGGAACGCCACCGACACCGCGATCGAGCTCGAGCAGCACGGGCTGCCGGTGGTGCTGATGGGGCAGGGCTATGCCTCGCTCGGCGCGCCCTCGAAAGAGCTCGAGCGCCTGGTGATGTCGAACGGTTTCCATCATGGCGGCCATCCGGTGTTGCGCCGGCACGCCCAGGTGGTTGCGATCGAGGGGCCGGACGCCGCCGACAACATAAAACCGGCGAAAAACAAATCGACCGAGCGGATCGACGGCATTGCAGCGCTGGTCAATGCGCTCGCGATCGCCGCCAAGGGCGAAAACCAGATGCTGACGACTTCGGCCGACATCTTGACGGTGATTTGATGGGACTTCTCTCAGGACTCGGCCGCGGCATCCGCCTGGTGGCGGATAGTTTCGATCCGAGCGTGCCGCGCGACATGTCGAATCCGGCCTATTGGGCCGATTATGGCAATTCCCGCTCGATCGCCGGCGTTCGCGTCACCGAGCGCAGTACCTCGCAGCTCGGCGCGGTGCAGGCGGTGCGCTTTGGCCTGTCGGGCGCGATGTCGTCGCTGCCTGTGATGGTCTACAAGCGCGGCAAGAATGGCGCTCGGAAAGAGCAGCCCGACAATCCCCTGACAAGACTGCTCGGCGCGCGGCCAAACGATCGAAACACGCCGGCGGAATTCTTCGGCGAGATCGCCTGGCATCTGTCGTACTGGAAAAACGCCTATTGCCGCATTCGGCCTGGCGACGACTACGCGATCGGCTCGCTCGAGATCCTGCATCCGAGCCGGCTGGCAAAAATCTGGCTCGCCGAGGACGGTCACGTCTACTACACCTTCAATCCGCCGGTGACCGTCAACCAGGTCACCGCGTTGCCCGCTCCGCAGACCTTTCGCGACGACGATATCTGGCACCTGCGCGGCAATCCCTTGACCGAGGATGGTCTGCGCGGGATGCCGATCTGGGAAACGGCGCGCGAGGTGTTCGGCCGCGCGATCGCCGTGCATGAATACGGCGATATCTGGTTCCAGAATTCCGGCCAGAGCGGCGGCACGCTGGAACATCCCGGCACCTTCAAGGACAAGGACGATCGTAGGACGTTCATGGAAAACTGGCGCGAAAGCGGCACTGGCCGCAATCGCCACAAGGATCGGCTTTTGACGCACGGCGTCAAATACAACCCGATCAAGGTCACCAATGCCGAGGCCCAGCTGCTCGAGACCGAGAAGGGCTCGGACGTCGATATTTTCGGGCTGTGGAGTTTTCCACCGCACCGCGCCGGGCGCCTCGATAAGGCGACGTTTTCCAACATCGAACAGCAATCGCTCGATTTCGTCGTCTATTGCCTGGCGCCGCTCGCGATCGCGATCGAGCAGGGCGCCGAGCGCGATCTGTTGCTCGGCGACGGCGCCGAAAAGCTGTTCGTCGAGTTCAATTTCAACGCGCTGTTGCGCGGCGATCTGCGCAGCCGTTATGCCGCCTATCTGATCGGCCGCCAGGGCGAATGGCTCTCGGCCAATGACGTGCTGCGGATGGAAAACCTCTCGCCGCGCAAGGATGAGGGCGGCGACGATTACAACAATCCCGTGACATCCGCCGGGCCGTCCGGCGCGGCCAAGACGCCGGCGGACAACGAGGACGAAAAAGATGCCGAAAATCCCAAAGCGCCTTAGCGTCTCTGACATCGTGCTGCAGCTCGCCGCGGTCGACGAATGCGGCGCTATCGATTTGGCGTGCCTGGCCGATTTCGTGGCGCGCGACGGCGGCCTTGCGGCCGCGGCTGGCGTGCCGGCGCGGCAGGGCTCCGTCGCCATCGTGCCGGTCCATGGCGCGCTCTATCCGCGCGGCGGCCGCTCGCTCTACGGATCCTTCACGGGCATGGATGGCCTGCGCAGCCAGGTCGCGCAGCACGCCGCCGATCCCGATGTTTCCGCGATCATCGCGCATTTCGATTCACCCGGCGGCACGGTCGCCGGCACGCCGGAAACCGCTGCCGCCTTCAAGGCCGCGGCCGCGCAAAAGCCTGTCATCGCCATGGTCGACTCGCTGGCGGCTTCGGCCGCCTACTGGATCGCCTCGCAATGTTCCGAGATCGTGATGTCGCCGTCCGGCGATGTCGGTTCGATCGGCGCCATGATCCTGCACGCCGACATGTCGGAAGCCCTGGCCGAGATGGGCATCAAGCTGACCATGCTGCGATCGGAGATCTCGCCGGCCAAAAACGAGGCGCATCCGTTTGCGCCGCTGTCGGATGAGGCGACCGCGTTCCTGCAGTCTCGCGTCGACGAGGCCGGTGTCGATTTCATCAAGGCGGTCGCGGCTGGCCGTCGCACCACACAAGCCAATGTCCGCGACACTTTTGGCAAGGGCCGCGTCTATGGCGCGCGCGAGGCGCTGTCGCGTGGCATGGTCGATCGCGTCGGCACGCTCGACGACGTGATCGGCGGTCTCACGCAAAAGCCGAGCAAAGCCGCGCGCCGGCGTTCGGCGCTGGCGTTCGAATAGCCGATTTTCCACCCGTGTTTTTAGTTGCTCTCTCCCCGCGTCCGCTCGGACGGCGGGAGCCAATGAGCGCTTTTTCGTCCGAGCAACCCAAGCAGGAGATGGCTCATGCCAAAGGATCTGAAGAAACTGCGCCAGGCGCGGGCCGACAAGGCCAAGTCGGGCAAGACCAAGTTCACCGCGCTCAATGCGCTGATCGCCAAGCCGGACCTTAACGAGGCCGAGACCGCCCAGATGGCGGCGCTCGAGGTTGAGGTGGATGCGATCGAGACCGAGCTCGCGGCGCTCGATGTCGAAATCGCCACCGAGGAAAAGGCGCAGAAGCGCGCCACGCTGTTCAACGCGCCGCCGGCGCGCTCGATCATCGTCAACGACATCGATCCGGCGCGCACCGGCGGTTTCGCCAATCTGGCGGAATTCGCGCTCGCGGTTCGCGATCGCTTCACCGGCGGCGGCATGGATCCGCGTTTCGGCGCGGCGCCGGCCAATTTCGAGAGCAACCAGGGCTCGGCCGGCGAGGGCATGCTGGTGCCGACCGAGTATCGTGATCAGATCTGGGGCATCGCTTTCCCCGACAATGATCTTCTGTCGATGTGCAACCAGGAGCCGACCAACTCCAACTCGATCTCGATCCCGAAAGACGAGACGACGCCCTGGGGTGCTGCCGGCGTGCAGTCGGCATGGCGCTCGGAAGGCAACCAGATGCTGGCCTCGAAAGTCGGCCTCACCGGCACTCAGCTGCAGCTGCATGAGCTGTTCGCGTTCTGCATCGCGACCGCCGAGCTGCTCGACGACGCGCCGCGGCTCAACAGCCGGCTGACCCTGCAGGCCGGCCGCGCCATCAACTGGAAGGCCACCGACGCCGTGATCTGGGGCGACGGCAACGGCAAGCCGCTCGGCTTCATGAATTCCGGCGCGCTGGTCACCGTGTCGAAAACCTCCGGCCAGGCGACCCTGACCCTGACCGTTGCCAACCTCTCCAACATGCTGGCGCGGCTGTTGGCGCAGGGCGGTGAGCCGGCCTGGATCATGAACCGCGATGTTCTGCCGGCGTTGATCGGGCTCACCATCGGCAACCAGCCCGCCTGGGTGCCCTTCAACCAGGGTGTCGTCGGCGGTCCCGGCGGCACGCTGCTTGGCCATCCCATCTACTTCAACGAGCACGCCCAGACCTTCTCCTCGCTCGGCGACATCATGCTGGTCGACTTGAAGGGCTACGCGCTCGCCACCAAGATCGGCCAGGGCATCGAGTTCGCGTCCTCGATCCATCTGTTCTTTGACTACAATATGTCGGCGTTCCGCTGGACCTTCCGCCTCGGCGGCCAGCCCTATCTGTCGAAACCGGTGTCGCCGGCCAACGGCAGCAACACCAAGTCGAGCTTCGTCGCGCTGCAGGCTCGCTAGTCGCGAAGCGCAGCTTTCGCCGACATCCCGCGCGGCCGGTGCCAACGCCGGCCGCGCCAAGGCTTCGTTTGCCTTCCGCGTTTCCCTTTCATCATCCAGACATCAGGAGGGCATCCATGCCCGATATCAATCTCAAACCATCCCAGCGCGTCGGCGTGGTCGGCGCCATCAACCCGCAGTCGGCCACCACCGTGCAGGTGTCCGGCTGGCTCGACGCCACCGTGTTTCACAATTATCTCGCGATCGTCGAGGTCGGCGCCATGATCTCGACCGGCCTGGTCGACGCCAAGATCCAGCAGGCCACCTCGAGCGGCGGCGCCGGCGCCAAGGATGTCACCGGCAAGGCCATCACCCAGATGACCCAGACCACCAATCCGAACGAGCAGGCGCTGATCAACCTCAAGCAGGAGGATCTCGACATCGCCAACGGCTTCAAGTTTTTCCAGCTCTCGATCACGCCCTCGGTCGAGGCGGCCCTGATCGGCGGCGTCGTGCTCGGCGTCGACCCGCGTTACGGCTTCGCCTCGGATTCGACCAACTGCGCGTCCTCGCAAGAGCAAGTGGTCTGATCTGCACCGCCGAATAATCCGCCGCGGTTTTCCCGCGGCGGATCCGTTCTCGACCGGGAAAACCCATGCTTCGCACCATCACACCAGCCGCCGCCGATCCGGTCGCCTATGCCGACGCCAAGGCGTTGCTGCGGCTGACCGACGACAGCCAGGAGGCCTATATCACCGCCTTGATCTCGGCGGCGACATTATCCGCCCAGGCCTACACCCAGCGGCTGTTCGTGACGCAGGAGGTCGAGTGGGTGATGCAGCAATGGCACCCGGTGATCGAGCTGCCGATCGCGCCGGTGCTGAAAAACGGCGTCAATTCGATCATCTATACCGATTGGGTGACGATGGCGACGGTCACGCTGGATCCGTCGCTCTACGTGGTGCAGACCAAGGGCGCCACGGTGCGGATCTTTCCGACCTTTGGCACCATCTGGCCGATCGTGTTCCCGTTCTCGCCGGAGCCGATCGTGATCAATTTCAATGCGGGCTCGGATCCGAGCCTGGTGCCGAACAACGTCAAGAACGCCATTCTATTGACGGTGCGGCATCTCTACTCGCTCGCCGACCAGAATATTTTCGTGCGGCGCGATTCCGTCGCCGGCGTCGGCGATCTCTACATGCAGGTGGATCCCGGCTCGGTGACGCTGTTGCCGGACGCCGCCTCGATCCTGCTCGACGCGGAGATCTGGGAATGAGGCCCGACCAGGCGCTGGCGTCATTGCGCCGCCAGATCAGCATGAACGGCGAGACCGTCACGGTGCGGCGCTATAGCGGCGCTGGCCCCTCGCGCAGCCATGTCGACACCGACACCATGGCGCGCGTCGCGGCCTATCGGGCTCAGGATCTGATCGGCGAGATCGTGCAGGGCGACCGCCATGTCATCGCGCTGGTCGACACGCTCGCCGCGGTGCTGCCGCTGTCGACCTTCGACAAGATCGTCATCCGCGGCAAGGAATGCGCGATCAAATCGGTCGATGACGATACCCGGCGCATCGCCGGCGTGCTGATCGGCCTCGACATCCAGGTCGAGGGCTAAGATGGGCCGCCAGGAGCTGATCGGCCTGGTTTCCTCGCTCGCCGTATTCGCCGGCGTGCTGGCGCTGTTCGGTGTTGCGGCCTGGCATTTTATTTTCAAGCGATGATCGGGCGCTGGTTGTTTCGCTGGTGGCGCCACCAGGCGCGCCGGACCTGGCGCCCGCCGCATAGGATCTGATCAATGCCAACAGGGGATCCGACCGAAACGATCGCCTACCGCGACACGGCGCAGGACGAGCAGACCTGGCGCCAGGCCCTGGTCGGCAACACCAGCGCCGTCGACGTGGTCGACCGCTCGCGCTGGACCTTTGACGAGGGCGGCTTTTCCAAGGCGCTGAATTCGGCGCTGCTGCGCGCGCAACAGGATATGCGCGAAAAAGCAAAATCGCTGCATGACGACCTGGTCGCGATCAACCATCCCAGCGACTATCAGGTGACGGTCGACGGCCAGCCGATCGACAAGGCAAGTTTTGAGCGATGAATATCCGCATCGTGATCGCCTACAATTATATGACCGAGGTGGTCGAGTTTGCGATCCAGACGCTCAAGGACAAGTCGCCGGTCGGAAGTGGCCGCGACAAGCATCCGGGACTCTACAAAAACAGCCATATGATCTTTATCGACGGTCATGTCGTGCCGGATGCCTCGGGCTGGCAGCCAGGCCAGCAGATCAATATTTCCAACCCGGAACCATACTCTCGCAAGATCGAATCCGGTCGCATGCAGCTTTCGGTGCCGAATCATATCTATGAGGACACCGCCCAGATCGTCGCCGATCGCTATGGCAACCAGGCCGACGTAAAGTTCGTCTATATGCCTGTCGTGTTCGGCAATCAGGCGGCCTGGGCGTCTTTCACGAAAATGCAGCGGACCGGCCGGAAGTTAAGCGACAAGGCGCGCGCCGACTGGCTGGTGCGCCAGCCGGCGCTGCAGATCACTCAACGCGGTTGAACCATGGCAAATTATGCTGGCGCCATCGCCGCCCTGCGCACCGCCTTTGCTGCGGCCTGGGCGGCCGCCTATCCGGCGGTGCCGATCGCCTATCCCAACACCATCCCGCCGGCCGAGACCTGGCCGCCGATCGACGGCAGCGGCGCGCCGGTGCCCTGGGTTTATTTCGAGGTGATCGGCAACGGCGCGGCGTTGCGCAGCTGCGGCGCGCCGGGCTCGCTGCTCTGGCTCTACAAGGCGCATATCTTCGTCCACGTCTTTGTGCCGGCCGATTATGGCACCGACGACGCCGAGGCGTTCGCGGTCGCCGCCGGCGAGATTTTTCGGGCGCAGACGTTCTACCAGGACGGCGCGGGCGCCAAAATCATCTGCTACGCGCCGCAGACCGATGGCGGCGCCAAGGATGCCGACAACGGCAACCAGTGGCGCATCACCTGCAGCATTCCCTTTGAATATTATCACCACGGCTAAACCAGGAGCGGCAAGCCATGACCTATCAAAGTAATTTTCACGGTTATACCGCGTTCCTGGTGCAGTCGGCGCTCGGCACCCAGGCCAGCGGATCCGGCGGCCAGATCCTGCGCCAGGCCGGCGGCACGCCGGGCAAGCTGTCGATGAGCTCGATATCGTCAAAGGAAATCCGCCAGGACGCGCAACCGGCGCGGGGCCGCCATGGCATGCAGGCCACCGTTGGCGGTCCTTATACCGGCGAGCTCTCGATCGGTTCCTGGGATGCGATCCTGCAGGCGCTGCTGCGCGGCACCTGGGACACCGAGATTTCGGCGACCTCGGCCGATTTCACGTCGCTGACCTACGGCGCCAACAGTATCGTATGGAATTCCGGCAACCCGATCACCAAGGGTTTTCGCGTCAATGACGTGATCGAGCTGACCACCGCCGAGGATGCCGGCAACGCTTCGCGCGACATCCGCATCACCGGCATTTCCGCCACCACCATCACCACGGCTGAAACCCTGACGGTCGACGCGACTGCTGATACCACCGCGGTGCTCAAGCGGCGCGGCCGCAAGGTGATCATGCCGCCGGCGGGATCCCTGGTGAATCGCTATTTCACGATCGAGGAATATGAGAGCGATCTCGCCCAGGGCCGCGTCTTCACGGATTGTTTCTGGAAAACCGCCAAAATCTCCATGACGCCGAACAACCTCGTGATGTTCGAGCCGAGCTGGATCGGCACCGGCGCGATGACGGTCAATGCCTCGACACCGATCCTGACCACGCCGACCTTGCCGACCTCGGTGCCGATGGCGGTGGTCGACGCTACCTTGCGCCTGGGCGGTAACGATATCGCCGACATCTCGTCGTTCGATCTCACCATCGAAAACGGCGCAGTGGCGCCCGCGGTGGTCGGCTCAAAACTCTCGCCGACCGTCATGCCCGGCATGAACCAGGTTTCGATGTCGCTCAAGATCCTGCAGAAGGATATGAGCTGGGTGTCGGCATTTTTGGGCGAAACCGGCTTTTCGCTGTCGCTGCTGGCGGTCGACAATTCGGCGCAGCCGAAAAACTTTATCTCGATCAACGTGCCGAATTTCACGCTCGGATCCGCCGACCTGTCGGCGATGTCGAGCGCCGGCGGCCCGCGCGATATCACGATCTCGGTGCCGGCTGCCCTGGTCGGCCATGACACCACCGGATCGGGTTACGACGACACCGCAATGTCGATCCAGATTTCGAATAACAGCTAAAAGTTTGTCTCGGCGCCGACATCGCCGAAACCTCGAGTCCGCCCATGCGGCGGCGCGAGATGGTTGCGCGCAACCGGCGGCGGCCTTGTCGGAGGTCGCCGCCACCTTTCCGACAAAAGGCAAATCAATGACCGATACCATCGACCTTTCCGACGCTGTGCCAGGCGAGACGTTTGTGCTCGAGATCCTGCACCCGGCCAGCAAAAAACCCACGGGCTGGAAAATCACCCTGGCCGGGCCGCAACACGCGCAATCGATCGCGGTGTCGAATGACGCCGGGCGCGATTTTCTCGAGGAAGAAAAGGCGGCGAAGCTCGCCGCGGCGACCGGGCAGCGTCCCGATGAGGCGCAGGAGACAATCCAGATGCGCCGGCGCAAATCGGTCGGACGAGTCTGCCGGCGTATTGTGTCCTGGGATCCAAACCCGACCTTCAAAAGCGTGCAGGCAACGCCGATCGAGTTTTCCGTCGCTGCCGCAACTGAATTGTTTTTGCGGCCGGAAATGGCCGGTTTCTTTATTCAGATCACCAACTATCTGAATTCAGAACGGGCTTTTATGCCGCCCTTAGAGACGCTCTAAGGGCTTACGCGAAACATCACTTTTCGATCAACGTCCTCGACGAGGGCGTCAGCTACAAAACCAGACTCGAGGGCGCGCTGGCGCGGGCCAAAACACCCGCCAGGCGCGCCGAGATCGAGGCCGAGCTCTACGGGCCACCTTTCCCGCACGCGCTCGGTCACCTCTGGCGGCTGTTCGGAAGGCTTTCCGAGCGCCGCGCCAGCAACGGTTTTGGGCCGTCGCCGATCTCTTATCTCGAGATCTCGGCGTTTTGTGAACTCACACGGTTAAAACTCGATTCCTTTGAGCTCGAGATCCTCGAGGATCTCGATTCCCTGTTTCTTTCCGCCAAGGCGACAAAATGAGCGAAGTTGTTACCTCCCTCGTCATCGACGCCGATGTCTCCGGGGCCGACAAGTTCACCCAGGCGATGGCCGGCGCCGAGCAGGCGGCGTCAAGTGGCACTGCGTCGCTCGGCGGCTGGAATCTCGGTCTGATCGCGCTCGGCGCCGGCGCGATCGCGGCCGTCGAGGGCATCAAGCAGGTTTCCGATTATGTCATCAGCGCCAACAAAGCGCTGGCCGACATGCAGACGGTGTCGCACCAGGTCGGCCTGACCCTGACCGATTTCCAGGGCATCCAGTTCGGGGGCGCGGTCGCGGGCATGTCGACCGATCAGATCAATTCCGGCCTGGAAAAGTCGGCCGCGCTTTTGAATGACGCCAGCCGCAACTCGAATTCGCTTTCGAAAGAGCTCGAGGCTAACGGGCTTTCCGTCAAAAACACCAACGGCCAATTGATCAGCGAAAACCAGCTGCTCGGCATCGCTGCCGACCTGATCAAAAACGCCAACAATCCCGGCGATGCGCTGGCGATCGCGCAGATGCTGGGTTTCACCAAGGAGTGGATTCCGCTGCTCGAGCAGGGCTCGGGCGCGATGTCGCAGCTCGGAACCGAGGCGCAAGCCGCAGGCGCCGTGATCGATGACGCCACTATCCAGAAGGCGGCAGCATTTGATGCGGAGTGGCGCAAGAGCTCGGTCGAGTTTTCTAGCTACATGAAAGCGGCGATGGCGGAATTGCTGCCGATCGTCGACGATCTGATCGTGCGCGCCGCTAAATTCGCCAAATCGTTCAGCAAAAGCGACATCCAGAGCGCCGCGGATAGCCAGCTCAAAGCCGGCGGCGACGCGGTGGGCGTTCCGGATAGCGCCGTCATCCATATCGACGCCGATCCGATGCATCAGGCATTGATGGATTGGCAGAACAATTCGATCTTTTCGGCCGAGGCCTGGACTGCGCTCGGTCGGGCGTTTTCCCAAGGCGTCCACCTGATGACGCCCGACCAGGCGTCGCAATCGATCCCCGGCTATGCCGCGGGCCAGATCACGGAACCGAGCTATCCCGACCAGGCTGCGATGGATGCAGCTTTCGACAAGGCGAATCCTGCCAATCCCGGCTCGCGCGCGCGTCCCCTGGCCGGGCTATCGGCCTCCGATTATGCGGCCGGTGGCGGCTCGGCGGTAGCGGCAAAGGACACCAGCGGCGACGCGGTCGATCGCGCCATCAATTCGCTGACAAAGCATACCGAGCAGCAACTCGCCGATACCCAGGCCGTAGGTCTCGGCGACGCCGCGCTCGCCGGCTTCAAGGCCGAGGCGGCCGAGACTGCCGCAGTGCTGGCCAATGGCGGCAAGGAAACCGACGCCCAGGTCGATAAGTTCTCCGATCTCAAAGACGCTGCGATGGCCGCGGCCGATGCGCTCGCCAAAGCAAAAGTGTCGGCCTCGATCGATTTTGCCGGCAAGACGGCGTTCCTTTCGGCCGACGATGTCGCGATCGCCAACCAGCTCAAGGGCATCTACGGCAACGATGTGCCGGCGGCGCTCGCCTCGACCGAGGCCGCGGCGATCCGCGTCAATACTGCTTTCAAGTCGGTGTCGACGGCGATCGAAAGCGGCCTCACCACGGGCCTTACCGACATCGTGTCCGGCACCAAATCGGTCAGCCAGGGCTTTACCGAAATGGGCAACGCCATCGTCAAGGCGATCGAGCAGATGATCATCAAACTGACCATTGTCGAGCCCTTGATGAAGGCGCTGCAGGGAGGCGCGAGCTCGCTCGGTCTCGGCGGCTTTTCCGGCGCCGTGAACGCTGACGGCTCGATCGCCGGCGCGCTCGGACCAACCTCGGTGGGCGGTGGCGCCTTGGTCGGTCTGCATGGCGGTGGCATCGTCGGATCGGAGGCGACCTTTACCCGCTATGTGCATCCGGCGCATTTCAACGACGCGCCGCGGTTCCATACCGGCGGCATCGCCGGCGACGAGGTGCCGATCATCGCGCGCAAGGGCGAGGGCGTCTTTACCGCGGGGCAGATGGCGGCGCTCGGCGGCGGATCTGCGCCGCAGATCACCATCCACAACCACACCGAGGCGCAGCCGCAGGTGTCGACCGGTAGCAATGGCGATGTCACGATCACGCTCAAAAAAGCCATCGACGGCGCGGTCGGTGATTCCATGTCGAGCGGATCGGGCATGCGGGTGCTCTCGAAACAATACGGCATCAAGCCGTTCGCGGGGCAGTAGGCCATGACGTTGCCGACCTGGCCGATCTCAAACTATGCGCCGCAGCAGGATAGCTTTGCGTCGCTGCAGCGCATGCTCGATCCGATCGCGACCGATTTCGAGGGCGGCAACACGCGGGAGCGACCGCGGCCTGGCGACAATGTCGGGACCATCAAGCAGACCATCCAGATGACGATGGCCGACCATGATACGTTTGTGGCCTGGGTGAAAACCACGCTCAACAACGGTACTGCGCGTTTCACCATGAATGTGTGGCTCGGATCCTCATTCGTCAGCAAAACCTGCCAGCTGATAAAGCCGGGCACCAACCTGACCTATGCCTATTTGTCGACCGACGTGGTCAACGTGACCATGGCGCTACGGGTATTTGACGTCTGATGCCGGTACAGAACGAAGCGCTGCTCGAGGCTTATGCCTCCTGCCCGCCGAGCGCGCGGGTGTATTTCACGCTAGAGATCTGGCAGTCGAGTTTTGCCCAGGCCGCCCGCGTGGTCGCCAATGTCGGCGACGACATGAGTTTCGGGATCGAGGCTGGTGCGCCGCGCGATGGCGGTTCGACCGTGACGTTTCTGGCCTGTCCATTCTCGGCGGAGTATCCCGAGCAGCGCGAGGGGCAACCGCCGTCGACTAAAATCGCGATCGACAACGTCAATCGCGAGCTGGTGCCGCAGATCCGCGCTGCGCTCGGCACCCGCGAATATATCCAGGTGCTCTATCGCGAATATCTGTCGAGCGACCTGACCGAGCCGGCTTATGGGCCGATCACGTTTCAATTGACCAATGTGCAGATGGTCGGGGCGCGCCTGACCGGCGTCGCCGTTGTGAAGAACCTGCAGAACAAGCGGTTCCCGCGGCTGACGAAAAATTATGATTATATCCAGTTTCCGAGCCTGCTGCCATGAACCGCGCCGAATTCCTCGCGCCATTGATCGGACAGCCCTGGGCCTGGCAATCCCGCAACTGCTGGGATTTTGCCTGTCACGTCGAGCGCGAGCTATTCGGCCGCGAATTGCCGGGCGTCCTGGTGCCGGCCGAGCTGTCAAAGCGATGGGTGCTGGATGAGATCGCCAACAATCCCGAGCGGGATCTCTGGCAGGAAGTCGCGCCCTCGGCCCACGGCATGATCGCTGCCGCCGACGGCGCCCTGGTGCTGATGGCCCACCTCAAGCACGCCGCCCATGTCGGGGTCTGGCTGAAACCTGAATCCCGCGTGATCCATTGCTCGGAAGCTCACGGCGTCTGCTTTGAGCCGGTTTTGGCGCTGCAGATGATGGGCTGGCGCAATCTTTCCTTTTACGAGCCGAAAACCTGATGCATTCACCCTTCCCAAAGCACCAGGCCTTGACCGTGCCGGCCGCAAAGCCGCGCCCGCGGCGGGAACGGCGCGCCAATCGTCAGGCGCGGGCCGTGGTGCGTCATCTGGTGATGCCGGGCATGGAGCTGGCCCAGGCCGAAATAAAGCCCAGGGAGACGGTAGCAGGCTTCCTGCGCCGCATCGGCTGGGCCACCTTCGACAAGGCTTACGGCTGGCAGTTCAAAAAAGGGTTGCCGACAATCCTGGAAATCAACGGCGAGGCGGTGCTGCGCAAGCATTGGCGCCGGCGCCGGATCGCCGCCAACGATAACGCCCGCTTTGTGTCCTATCCGCTCGGCGGTGGCGGATCCTCGACCACGAAACAGGTGGTTGGCCTGGTGGCGCTGGTGGCGGTCGCGGCGTTCGCGATCTGGGCGGGGCCGCTGATCGCCGGCTCGACCCTGGTCGGCGGCCTCGCTACCGCGGCGATCGCCACCGGCGGCTCGCTCCTGGTCAACGCCCTGGTCAATCCCAACGCCGGCGCCACCAACAATCCGGCCGCCACTACCGACCAGATCTATTCGGTGTCGGCCGCCGGCAACGTGGCAAAACTCGGTCAGCCGCTGCCGGTCTGGTACGGGCAATTATTGAGCTACCCGGATTTTGCCGCCACACCTTGGGGCGAATTCATCGGCAACGATCAATATCTCAACGTGCTGCTGTCGGTCGGCATGGGCTCGCTGGATTATGCCGCGCTCTATGTCGACCAAACCGTGCTGTGGGATCCCGTCAACGGCGTCAATTCGACATTCAGCGCGACGGACTCTGCCGGCAATATCGGCGCCCAGGTGGCGTTCTATGAGCCGGGCGCCACGGTCACGCTGTTCCCGGTCAATGTCGACTCATCGATCGAGGTGTCGGGCCAGCAATTCCCGGATGGGTCAGGCGACAGTTACCAGGGCACTGGCGTGCCGGTCGCAGTGCTGGGGCCATTCATCACCAACCCGTCGGCGACGCTGGCCTCGTCGATCGTGGTCGATTTCGTGTTTCCCGGCGGCTGCTATGCCATCAACAACAGCCAGCCCAACAATTACCTGGCGCGCCCGTTCCGGCTGATCGCCCAATATGCGCCGGTCAATGACGCCGGCACCATTACCGGCTCGTTCACCACGCTTTTCGACATCACCCGGAATTACTGTTCGAGCTCGCCGATCCGCGATTCCATCAAGACCGATGTCACGCCGGGCCGCTACACCGTGCGGGTGCAGCGCGGCGACGAAACCGCGGGATCGCCGAGCGTCAGCTTGTGTCTATGGGCTGGTTTGCGATCGTATTTGCAGGGATCCAACAGCTTCCCGGATGTCGCCACGGTGGCGATCCGCATCCTGGCGACCTTGTCGACGCAAGGATCCTACAAGTTCGGTGTACTGGCGACCCGTAAATTGCCGGTTTGGAATGGTTCGGCGTTTGTCACGCAGGCCACGCGCAATCCGGCCTGGGCGTTTCTCGACGCGGTGACGAATTCGCAATACGGATCCGGCTTGCCGATCACCAATGTTGATTTTAATTCGGTGACATCGCTGGCAGCCGGCGCGGATACGCGAGGCGATTCCTTCGATTATATGTTTTCCAGCGCAGTCAGTGTTCCCGCGGCGCTCGACAAGATCCTGGCGCCGACGCGGGCAAAACATTTCTGGCTCGGCGATACCGTGAGCCTGGTGCGCGACGAGTGGCGCGACGTGCCCTCGATGATGCTGACCGATCGCGAGATCGTGCGCGATTCCACGCAAGTGACGTGGACCATGCTCGGCGACGAGGATCCCGACGCGTTGATCCTGGAATATGTCGACAACGGCACCTGGCTGCCGGCGCAGGTGCAGTATCCGCCCAATAGCGATAGTTTTACGGCTGCCAATGCCGAGGTAAAACGGCTCGACGGCATCACCGACCGGGCGCAGGCCTATCGCGAATGCGCGTTCTTCTATCTGCAGTCGATCTATCGTCGCGAGGCGGTACAGATCGGTTGCGAATATGAGGGCAGGGCGATCACGCTGGGCTCGGTGCTGCGGCTGCAGTCGGAATTGCCGCAGGCCTATGGCTGGGGCGGCGCGGTGGTCGCGGTGTCCGGCGACAGCCTGACGCTGGATCCGGCGCCGGTCTGGGATGCCGGGCCGTTTTACATTCGGCTGCGGATGCCGAATGGGACATATTTCGGGCCGGTACTCTGCACGCAAGGCGGCGATGCCACGATCGCCGTGCTCGACGCCTCCAGCCTTTCGGCGGCGCAGACCGCACAATCGACCACGCTGGCCGCGGTGCTGGCGCGCGAAACGGGCGGCGAATATCCATCCTTCGAGCTCGGGACTGCCACCACCGAGTCCAAGCTGTGCCTGGTGCTGTCGGGCGTGCCCAATGGCGAATTGTGCACGCTGTCGATGGTGGTCGACGACGAGCGCGTGCACGCCACTGATCTCGGCGATCCGCCGACCTTGCCAACGGCACAATATCCCTCGAACGCGAGCGTGCCGCTGATCGTCGGGCTCAATGCCAATTTCGGCCAGGGCATCGCCGAGCCGCAATTGAGCGCCAGCTGGTTCCCGACCGCGGGCGCGATCTCCTATATCGCCGAAGTCTCCTATGATAGCGGCCAGACCTGGTCGCAGATCTATGGCGACGCCGGAAACAGTTTTTCCAAGACGGTCACGCTGGCAGCATTGACGTTGCGGGTGCAGGCGGTGACGCCGCTGCTGCATGGGCCTTATTCCAGCGTCACCTGCGACGCACCGACCATCGTGATCTCAAGCCAGACGGTGGCGCTGTCGTCGCTGATCGCCGGATTGCAGTTCCAGGTTACGACCGCGCTCGATGACCTGCAGGCGACCGCAAACGCGGTCAATCAATTGATCGGCTCAATCGGCTCGATCGACATCGCGCGCAACTGGCTCGACAAGCAACAGTTGCGCAGCGAGTTGTCGTCGCAGACAAACAATACGCTAGCCACCATCACGCAGGTCGACACGACCTTGACGGACGCGACCGATGCTTTGGCCGAGCGCGCGCTGGCGCTGGAAACGTCGGTCAATGATCCCACGACAGGCCTTTCCGTCACGGCCTCGACCACGCAGACGCTCTATAGCGAAATCACCAATGGATCGACCGGGCTTGGCGCCGTCAACAGCACCCTCGGCTCACTCAGCGGCAGCCTCGGCAGTCTCGGCAATACCGTTTCGGTGATTTCCGGCGAGGTGACGGCGCTGCAGGATACCGTCAACGATCCGACCAACGGCGTCGCGGTGACGGCATCCGCGGTGCAGGGGCTCTACACCCAGGTGAACGCCGGCGGCGGCCTGGCCGCGCAGGTCACAAGCCTCAACAGCCAGGTCGGCGACCTCAACGGCCAGGTCGGCAGCGACAATAATGCACTCGCAATTCAGGCCAATCTGACCAGCCAGTTGCTGACCGCGGTGTCGGATACCGGGCTCGACGTTTCCTTTACCTATCCCAACGGTTCCGCGGTGATTGATCCGACCACGGGCACACCGTACACCTCAAAGATCAAATCGATTTCGGCGCAGGTCGGCTCGCTTTCGACGACGGTTGGCGGCCACACCTCTACGCTCAACACCGTGCAGGCCAGCATCGACGGCCTTTACGGGCAGTACGGCGTCACGATTTCGATCGATGGCACCACCGGTGGCTATGTGCTGTCCGGCGTTGAAAAGCTCGACGGCACCGTCAGCTATACGCTCGCCATCGACGGCAATGTCATCGTTAGCGGCTCGGTTCAAACGGCATCGCTTGCCACCGGCGCGGTGACCGCGGTCAAAATCAAGGCTGGCGCGATCACGTCCGATTCCGGCGTGATCGGCGCGCTCAGTGTCAAGTCACTATCGATTGGCGATAACGCCGTGACCGTTCCGATCGTGCAGACTGTCGGGGTGATAGGCGGTGTCGGGAGCCCTCGGACGATCTACAATTTTCCGATCACGGTCGACACCACGGGGCTCGCCGGCAAGACCATCACCTTTTATGTCAACATCCAATGCCAGGTAAATTTTGCCTCCGGTTACAGCCACTCGACCGCGGCATTTCTGTTTATCAACCCTCCCGGCGCCACCGGAAATAATCTGGTGCAGTCCTATTCGACGCCGGAGGGCACGCCGCTGCCGTTCTTTGTGCTGACCGGCGGCCTGCAGGTGCTCGGCACCGGCGGCCTGATAACCGTGCAGGTCATCGCCACCTGGAACAGTTCGGCCAACAACAACAGCGCCACGATCGAAAGTGGCACCTGCTTTGCCGAGGGCATTATCCGATGAAAATGAATGTGCATTATGCCGTCGACAGCGGAGAAATCATCTCCTGGGGCAATGCCGAGTACGAGCACGGCTCGGCCAGCCATTTCGACGGCCATCGGATCTTGATGCTGCCGCATCAGTTCATCCATCACTCGACACACAAGGTTGATCTCAAAACCTTGACGATTGTCGAGAAAACGGTCGAGGCCTGAAGATGTCGCTTTTGCCTCCCTACACGACCGGCACAGTTACGGTTGCATCCAACGGCACCACCGTCACCGGATCCTCGACGGTCTGGACCAATAGCGTCGCGCAGGAGGGCGATTTCATTCGCGATCCCGCCACCGGGTATATGTGCCAGATCCTCGGTGTCACCGACACCACGCATCTGACCGTCAAGCCCTGGAAGGGCTCGGCGATCACGGCCAGCAATTACGAAATCTATCCCTATTCGCCGCTGCGCTTTGTCGGCGGCACGGCGATGGCGGACGTGGCGGCGCTGCTCGCGATCCTCAATGGCGCAACCGTATTCTATCAGGTCACGGGGGCCTCGCCGGATCCCTCGCTCGGCGAGGATGGCAATATCGCCATCAAGGTCAATTCGTCGCCCTGGCAGCAATGGATCAAGAGCTCTGGATCCTGGGTGTCGCAGGGAACACCGGTCGGCATCGACAACAAGGGCGCATGGTCATCCTCGACCACCTACGCCGTCAATGACGTGGCGGCGTCCGGCGGAAGCGCCTATCTGTGTATTCTGCCAAACACCAACAATGTGCCGCCGAATGCGACCTATTGGGCGCTGATCGGCGCCAAGGGCGACACGGGATCAACGGGCAGCACGGGATCGACGGGATCGACGGGCGCGGCTGGCGCAGCCGCGACCATCGCGGTCGGAAGCGTCACCACCTTGGCGGCCGGCAGTTCGGCCACCGTCGCCAATGCCGGATCAAGTTCGGCGGCCACGCTGAATTTCGGCATTCCAAAAGGCGACAAAGGCGACACGGGATCGACGGGCGCGGCCGGAACCAACGGCAGCAACGGCGTTTCACCGGTCATCATGGGCACCTCGACCTCGGTGGTGACAGTCGGCGCCGGATCGAAATCATTCGTGACGCAATCGGGGCTGTCCTGGGCCGTCAATGAGCGGCTGCGCGCGGTCAACGCCGGCGGCGATCGAGTCATGACCGGCCTGGTGGCGTCCTATTCCGGATCGACCCTGGTGCTCAACGTCGACACCACGCAGGGCACCGGCTCGGACAATACATGGACCGTCACCATCACCGGCGAGCAGGGCTTGCAGGGGCCGGCGGGGCCGTCCGGTCCCAAGGGTGACACCGGGCCGCAAGGCAATGCGGGGCCGGAGGGCGCGGCCTCGACCGTACCTGGACCGCAGGGCGCGACCGGGCAGGGGTTTTCCTGGAGCGCAAGCGGAACGCTGGCGCAGCGCGGCACCTATGATGCTCAAACAACCGGCTATGCGTTTCTCGAAACAGACATCTCGCCGTTCCAGCTATGGGTGAAGGCTTCCAACACCACGGCCGATTGGGCCGGCCCGACGCCGATCGGCGGCAATATCCCTGTCGGCGATCTCGGGCTGACGACCGGAACCGTTTTGCAATCCTTTGACTATGGAGTCGCCGCATGACGACAGCAACCCAGTTACAACTGCGCCGCAACACCGCGGCGGGTGTCGCGGCCTTTACGGGCGCGGCCGGCGAAGTGACGCCGGACATGACCAACATGCGCCTGGTGCTGCATGACGGCGCCACTGTCGGCGGCTTTCCGCAGGCGACCGAATCCTACGTCCAGACGCAGATCGCGCTGCTCGCCGCCGGCGTGTTCCAGAACCTCTATCTGGCGCAAAACACGATCTATCCGTGAATCCAGCAAGCCCGCAAAAAGGAAACGCCTAAATGTCCTCCGCACCCATTTTCGTCGGCTCGCCGCAGGTTTGGCAGGCCGCTCTTTCCGCCGCCAACACCAACCGCGACGGCACCGGCACGATCGTCGATCTCGTCACTGGTGGCGCTTCCGGCTCGCGCATCGACAAGGTGCGTGTCGCGGCTTCCGGCAGCTGCTCGGCCGGCGTGATCCGGCTTTATCTCTATGACGGCACCAACACCTATCTGATCAAGGAAATCCTGGTGCAGGCGATCACGCCGTCGACATCAATCGCGGTGTGGGAAGGCGAATGGGACGCCGACGGCCTGGTGCTGCCGACCTCGACCTGGAAGCTGCGCGCGTCGACCCATAACGCCGAGGCCTTCAAGATCTTCGCCAAGGGCGGCAACTTCTAACAGCCAGGGCGTTCGGCCGGACCTGATCTTTAAGGGAATTTTGCAATGGACAATCGATCCTCGCTCGGCCTTTCCAAGTCGCCGTTGGCGGACGGCTACGGCGGCACGCTGTCGTCGCTGTCGGCCGAGCTGCCGGTCAACCGGATGAATTCGTCCTATACGGTCAGCGATTCCGGCAGCGTCTCAAAACTGACGGCGCTGCCGGAGGGAACGCTGGTCACGCTGTATTTCCTGGCCGCGCCGACGTTTGTCAATTCGGCCAGCCTCGTTTGTCCCGGCGGCGTCAATATGGTGTTTGCCGCCGGCGATTCCGCGATCCTGCGCTCGCTCGGCGATAATGTGTGGCGGCTGCTCGGTAAGCTGCCGGCTTCCCAAGCCTGCACCATCACGGATGCGACCGCTAGCTCGCTGGTGGTCGGCCCCAACGGCGCCACTAATCCAACGCTGCAGGTCGACGGCTCGACGGCATCGGCCGCGACCGGCTTCCTGATCAAGTCGGCGGCGGCCGCAGCCGGCCTGGCGTTGTCGGTGCTGTCGTCGGGCGCCAACGAAAACCTGACGATTGATGCCAAGGGCACGGGCACCGTTACGATCGGCAGCGTCTCGACCGGCCTGGTCAAGATCGGCGCCACCAATCAGCTCACGGTTTCGTCGGCGGGCGCGGTTGCGGTTGGTGGAACGCTGGCGGTTACGGGTGCGAGTACGCTGACGGGGAATACGATTGTCGGTGCATCGGGCGGCACTGGTATTCGCCTTAACGCCTCCGGTGGTTCACAGGGCGTTGCAGAGTTTTGCAGTTCAGACGCCAACCCCTATTGGGCTGCTGGCCGTGATGGCATCATATCCGGCAACCCCGGTATCGGCTTTGCGTATGGCTCCCCTCCCGGCACGATTGCGGCAACGGGTGTTGCGTTCGGTATTGACGGCTCCAGCAATGCCATCATCACGACGAGCAACGGCACTTCGCAGACGACGCGACTTTCGATTAGTCAGGCTGGCGGTGTCTCCATTCCCGGCACCACCGCCTCAACCTTACCCACCAACGGCGCGCTGGTGCTGTCCGGCACGGGTGCAGGTCTTGGGGTCAACGGTCAGGTAAGCGCGAATAATTTTCTATCCGCAGCGGCCGGAACGACGCCACACTTTAGCTCAGTAGGGTCTTCTAATTTTATGACCACACTTGGTGGAAGTGTCGCAATCACAACTGCTTCTGGTGGAACATATTTTCTGCTCTACGTTGTAGAGGATACTATTACTGGAAATCAGGCGCTTTGGCTTCTAGCCAACGGGCAAGCAAATCTGGTCACCGCCTCTGGAACCCTCACTTGGGTGGCAAGCACAAACAGCCCACCATCTGGAAATTTTAGCGTGGCATATGACGCTGGAACAGCGACGTATCGAATCTACAACAACAAAAATGCTTCTTGCGATTTTGCAACACTGTTGATGCGTGTAGCTTAAAAGGAAACCAACATGGCAATATCACAAGGCACCGCAACGCTCGCGGTAACGTCCCAAGAGCGCACATGGCGCATCAATATCGAGACGGCGCGGCTCGCTGATCCCGTTGTCACCGGCTATCGTCAGGTGGTCCGTACCGCCGCTGATGGTTCGCTGATCGCCATCGACAACGCGCCGACGACGACCCGCAATCTCTCCGCTGTCGCCACGGCAACGCTACCGTTCACGCCTGCGACCGCTGGCGTCATCACGGGCGCGGAGATCGCCACGCTGATCGCGGCGTGGATCGACGCTTGGCGCACGGCAGATATTGCCGCCGCCGCTGCGACGCCGCCTGCGCCCTAAACCATCCTACCCCGACACCTTCCTGAAACCGACATTTTTGGAGAATTCAAAATGAAATCGATCCCGCTTCGCGACGCCGGCGCCTTCACCACCAGCGCCATCATCACCTCGGCCGTCAGCGGGGCTGCCTCCGGTATCAACGTCACGCAGATGCGCTCGCGGATTCGCGTGCTCGATGCGCTGGACGCGGCCAAGGATGGCGTGCTGCTGCTCGAGGAAAGCGACTATTCGACCTTGTCCGAGGCGGTCAACGCGATGCCCTGGGCGATCGCCGACCGCACGCTGCTTGCCATCATCGACGATATTCTCGGCGCCAAGCCTTATGTGCCGGCGCCGCCGGCCGCGCTGCCGGAATCTGCCGCCGCCTGACGGCGAGGCGCTGGCGCTAACCTTTCACCGTTTGCGTTTTCAACCATCGTCATCGGGCGAGGTTTTGTCATGGGCGTTGCAATCTCGGAAACCCTATTGCGGAAAATGTGGCCGCACGGCGATGCCAAGGTGCCCGGCCTGGTCGCCGGCATCGCGGCGAGCTCGGAGCGGGTGTTCGCGCAGAACGGCATCACCTCCTGGCTGACGGTCGCGCATATCATGGCGCAGATGTCCCATGAGTGTAACGCCGGCCTCGAGGTGGTGGAAAATCTCAACTACCGCGCCGAGCAATTGAGCCGGCAGTGGCCGAGCCATTTTACGCCGGCGCAGGCGACCAGGATGGCGCACAACCCGCGGGCCATCGCCGACCAGGCCTATAACGGCCGCATGGGCAACCGTGTCGGGTCCGATGACGGCTGGAATTATCGCGGCCGCGGCGGCCCGCAGACCACCGGCGAGCAGGGATACGCAAAACTCGCGAAGAAAACCGGGCTGCCGCTGCTGCAAAATCCGGATCTGGAAAACGATCCGCACAATTTCCTTGAATGCATGGTCGCCGATTTTATCATTTGCGGCTGCCTGCCGTTCTGTGCGCCGCGGCCGGGGCTGCCGCTCGGCGATATCCACGGCGTCACGCAGCACCTGAACGGCGGCCAGATCGGCGCTTCGATGCGCAAGGCCTGGTTTGACCGCTGGTGGGCTGCCCTCAAGGGATTTGCCAATGCGCCGGCGCCGCAGCGCATGGTCGCGCCGGCGGCGCTGCTGTCGAGCGATGCGGCCGCCGGCGACCAGGTCGCAGCCGATGCGCCGGATCTGGCACCGGTCGACGAGCCCGCGATCGCAAGCGCGACGCTAGTCGACGATGGCGTGCTGCGCTACGGCGCCGAGGGTTTTGAGGTCAAGGCGCTGCAGGAAAAACTGGTATCGCTGGGCTACATGGTCGGCGAGATCGATGGCGAATTCAAAGGCGGTACCCGCGCCGCCGTGCTGGCGTTCCAGGCCGACAATCTGATCGCAACCACCGGCGAGGTCGACGCCGCTACCAGGGCCATGCTCAAGACGGCACCGCCAAAACCGATCGCCGAAAAGCGCAGCAATGCCACCGCGGCCGATCTGCGCGCGGCCGGCGCTCCGGAAGTCGCCACCGGCGATCGCCTGACGTTCTGGGGCAAAGGCCTGGCGCTGCTCGGCCTCGGCACCGGCGGCGCGCAAGGCGCCGGCAAGGTCAGGCTGCTCGATAGCGTATCGGGCGCGGCCGACCAGCTCGGCACGCTGCAGGGCGTCGTCGAAAAGGTGTCGGCGCTCGGCAGTTGGGCGCTCGGTTACTGGTGGCTGTTCGCCATCCTGGGCGGGGTTTTCGCGGCAAAATTCGGCGGCGACATCATCAAGCAGCGACTAGAGGATCACCGTTCCGCGGTGAACATGCGCCAATGATCTATCTGACCTGGTTTCTCGGCATTGCCGCCACGCTCGGCACCGCCGGCACGATTGCGGCCCTGGTGCTGGCGCCGGCGGTGGCGATGCCGATCCTGCAAAAGATCGTGGCGTTCGTGATCTCCTGCCGGCCGTGCCTTTACGCGGCAGCGGCGATCGGCGCCTGTCTCGCCTCCTGGTGGTTCGGCCATCACCAGGCCGAGCTAGATTGCCGCGCCGGCGAGCTCGCCGCGGTGATCCGCAACCAGGCGGCCGATCTCGAGGCCGCAAAACAATCGGCGGCCGACGAGGCTGCGCGCGCAACCACCATCGAGGCAACTGCCAATGATCAGCACCAAAAAGACGCCGACTATATCGCAGCCCTCAAGGCTAGTCCTTCCTGCGCTCTTGATGGGATCGATCTGCCTGGCGGGGTGCCAGACGACAAATCCCGGCCCGGTCGCGCGAAGCCTGCCGGCCGCACCTGGTAGGCTGATGCGCCCGGTCGCCGTTCCCGTTCTCTACAAGGGCGAGGACGCCCGCGCGGCACTGCGGCTGACGAGCTCGGCCCTGATCGAGGCCAATGCGCGCCTGTCGGCCTCGGCCGGCTGGTATGAATCGGTTCGCAAAACCTACCGGGGGCAGTGATGGCGCCAGACCACATTTCGATTTTGCTCGACATCAAAACCGAAATCGGCGCGATCAATTCCAGGCTCGATTCTGGCCAGGATCAGCGCAACCGCCTCGAGGCCGGCCAGGTCGAGATCCGCGAGCGCATCGACACCATCCATCCTGTGGTGGCTGTCGTCGCCGATCTCAAGCCAAAGGTCGACGAATTCGACAAGTTTCGCCTGCGCGTCGGCGCCTATGTCTGGCTCGGCGGCATCCTGGTGATGGGCGTCGTTGCTTTCCTTTGGCACTCGCTGTCGTTTTTCGGCGCCGAGATCAAAGCGCGCCTGTTCCACTAGCCGATCCCTTCCATCAATCGAGGTCGACATGATCCGAGCCATTTTTGGCGCGGCGCTGGCGGTTGCGCTGGTGCTGGGCGCTGGTCCCGCGTCTGCCCGTCATCGCCACCATGGCGGCCACCATATCGTTAGGGCGTCGGTGCAGCCGATTTGCGTCAGTTTGGATCCGGCGAGGCTGTGCCAGGTCGAATTCGCCGTCGCGCGACCGGCAGCCGTGACTCGTGGTGCGTTAAAACGGCGGCCCCGTATCAATGAGGCCCAGCCGGTCCAGCGCGCTGTACGGCCTTCCCTGGGGCTCGGCGCCCTGGTCGCGCCGCTGGCGACGAAAGCGGCTGAGATTGCCGCCTCCTGCGGCTCGAGCGTGATCTCGGGGCTGCGCCATACCTTCGTTGCCGGCACGCGCCTGGTCAGCCTGCACGCCTCGGGCCGAGCGGTCGATATGTCGGGCAACCCAGCTTGCATTTATGCGCACCTGGCCGGCTGGCCCGGCGGCTTTTCGATCGATTACGCCGCGGTGCGCCATGTCCATATTTCCTATGATGCGGACGGCCGGCGGGAATGGGGCGCGAGGTTTCGCCATGGCGGCGGCGGCCATCACCGCGCCCGGCATGCCCGGCGCCGGCGATGAGCGGGCGCCTGATCTTGTTCATGATGGCGATCGCGCCGGCGCTGCCCGTGGCCGCATCGGCGACCGGCCAACATTTTTCCGGCCGCGCCAGTTTCTACGGCAACGAAAGCGGATCCCGCACCGCCTCCGGCGTCCGCTTCGATGAGCGGCTGCTGACGGCCGCACACCGGTCGCTGCCGTTCGGCACCCGCCTGCGCGTCACCAGGGGCGGGCGCCAGGTCATCGTCACCGTCAACGATCGCGGGCCATTCGTTCGCGGCCGGGTGCTGGACCTTTCCACCGCCGCCGCGCGCAAAATTGGAATGATCGGCGCCGGCGTGGCGCAGATCGAGGCCGAGGTGATCGAATGATGAAAGCGCTGCTCACGCTCGCCATCGTCGGCGCGATTTTGCTGGTCGCCTGGGGCGTCGAAACGCTGCGCGATAGCCGGCCGGATCTGTTCCGCGTGCTGGTTGCGGTCCTTTCCGGGACGCTGACCGGCGCTCTCGTTGCCGGCTTGCTGCTGGCCGTGCTCTACCTGGTCGGGCGCTGATCATGCTGACCGTGCTGATCGTCGCGCTGCTGCTGGTGCTGGGGCCACTGTTCCTGCAGTGGCTGGCAAATCTGCTGCTGAAAATGTTTCGATCCTGAATTCGGCCGCCTGGCGCCGTCCGAAACCTCGGCTGCATGCTCGCGGCCGCGGTGCCCTGCATGTTGGGGCGTTTCCTCCCTAGACTGCCCGCGGTGCTCCCGGCGCCGCGGGCTTTTTCGTATCTGGCATGCCAGGGCGCGGCGTGTTTCGCATTGCGAAATAAGTCGAGGGATTTATCGGGGGATTTTGTTCCGTTTCGGTCCCCGAATGTCCCTTTTGATCCCCTTGCGTTCTGTTTATGGCGCGGGTGCCGAAATCTGAAAGGGTAACGATTTCAAGGGGTTTAGCTGGCGATCCCAGTAGGATTCGAACCTGCAACCCACGGAGTAGAAAGCTTTTGGCTCGGCGGCGATTTATGCCACTAAATCAATGGCTTATATCAATGATCTCAAGTGCTCCGGAACGCTGTCCGGGAATTCGACGACCGAGCTTATTCTGCATTGGATCCAACGCTCGGATTAGCGTTGCCAGGCGCAGCCAATCCTGCGCCGCGGCGACGTGGTCGATCGTCAAGCTCGAGCCGGCCGCAAGCGTCGGCGGCGTTCGATCGAGCTGCCGCAGCTGCGCCTCGATCTCTTTGATTTCCTCATGCCGGGCGCCGACCGCTGCACCCCAGGAAGTGGCAGCCGCGTTTTTGGCGACGAGCTCGGCCATGCGCTGTTCCAGTTCGCTGCGGGTTTTCATCGCGTTCTCCCATCATAGCCGGCAAGCCATGCGGCGCGGCTGGCATCGGGATCGTTGCCGCGGATCACTGGTGGCACCCGGCATCGGCCGGTCCGTCGCGCCGTCTCGCCGCGGATCCGCCAGCGTTCCAGCCGGCCGCGCGCCATCAGCTCGAGGTGGCGATCGCGGGCGGCCGGCGTGTAGACCTGCTGCAGGCTCATGGTTCGCCGCCTTCCGTTTTCTTGAATTCCAGCATCGGCGGCGCCACCGGCAACGCCTGCGCCGTCAATTCCATCGCGCTGCGCAGATCCTCGAGCGTGGCGTCGGTGTAAAATCTGGCGGTGATCGCAATGTCGGTATGGCCGAGAAGCTTTTGCACCAGGCGCAGATTACCGGTGGCGCGAAGGGTGCGCATCGCCGCCGTGTGGCGCAGATCGTGGATCCGCGCGTCGACGCCGGCGCCCTTCCAGTTACGCTTGTTCGACGCCATGCCCGACAACGTGATCGGGTAGCGGCTGCCCTTGATGCGCTCGACACCGGCTTTCGGGATTTTGCGCGTCTTGCGCGCCACATAGGTGAAAACCGCTTGCGGATGGTTGCCTCGCTGCGCCCAAAGGATCGCGTAAGCCTCCTTGGTCAGCGGCAGCGTCCGCGGCACGCCGCCTTTTGTCACAACTCGGATGACGCCGAGCTCGAAATCAACCTGCGGCCAGGTCAAGAGCAGGTTGCGCCGGCGCAATCCCGTGATCTCGGCGAACCGCCGCAGCGCGATAAAATCGGGGCTCTCGATTGCATCGAGCAAGAGATCCTCGGCCGCCGAAAGTTCGCGCACGGGCCGGCGGGTTTCCTTCAAGACGTGCTTTTTCCAGACCGGTTCGCGCAGGATCGCGGCATCCCAATTGTCGCGCGCCCGCCGCAGCACCCGACGCAGCAGCACGATGGTGGTTTTGTTGACGGTGTTGGCGGTGATCGGGCGATAGAGCTGGGCGCCATCCTGGTCGCAGCCCGCGCGGCGCACGTCGAGTTTGCGTTGTTCGACCAGGCGCGACACTGTGTCGTCGGAAATCGCATGCAGCGGCGTCCTGGGGCCGATCTGCGCCACCAGCCAATCGAGCCGGCCTTTTAGCGCCGGATCCGCCAGGTGCCGGCCGTGCTCGTTCCACCAGCGGGTGCAAGCGGCCTCTATCGTCATGGGGCCGGCGGCGGTTCGGATGAGCCGGTCGACCAGGATTCCGGCTTTTGCTTTTTCGGCAGCTTCGATTTTCTCAGCGTCACGTTTGCTTTGACACTTGGTTGAACCGGAAAAGCGATAACCCTGGATCTGGAAGTCGAACCGCCAGAATTTCGAGCGGGCGTCGCGATAGAGGGACATGAAACAACCTCCGAAATCAGCTGCAGAAACCGGGCGATATCCTCGCGGGAAAACACCCGGTGTCGCCGGGCGCGGCCCAGGCCCTTGAGCCGGCCGACCAGGTGGCCGGCGGCAACGTGCCGCTGCAGGGTCTTGATGTCCATATCCAGGAGGCGGGCCGCCGCCGGCGCTCCGATGGTCAGATGGCCAGAAAAGGCGGTTTCCAGCGCGGCATCTTCGGAAGGGGGTTGGCGCATCATGCGGCCTTTTTCGCTGCAAGGATGGCGAGGATCAGCGCGAGTCCTTGTTCGGTGGGGCGGAAATACGGCCCCAAAAGCGCGCGTTCCTGGGGCGACCTTTTCCACCAGATTTCGACGATGTCCTTGCGCCACAGCGGCGTCATTGCCTCGCGCTGGTCGCGGGTAAGTCTGACCGGATTGCCTTTGGCACAGCAGATCGCGAGCTGCTTTAAGGTCGCGATCTGCCGATTGCTGAGTCGATCGGAATTCAAAGGCATTCTCCGCCAATATTCTTTCTAGTCGCCGTCGCCGGAGCCGGAGCCGGGGCCGGAGCCGTCGCCGGAGCCGGGGCCGGAGCCGTAGCCGGAGCCGTCGCCGGGGCCGTAGCCGTAGCCGTAGCCGGAGCCGGAGCCGGGGCCGTAGCCGTAGCCGTAGCCGGGGCCGGGGCCGTAGCCGTAGCCGGAGCCGTAGCCGTAGCCGTAGCCGTAGCCGGAGCCGGAGCCG